CGGAAATGCCCAAATAACAATATAACTACAATAAATGACAAAACAAACAAAGAGGGCTGCCGCAACAAATGCTTCGGCAAAGTCTCTCATTACTCTTGCGGAACAGGTTGTTGTTGACGCATTGCTTGCTCTTGCAACAAGGCAGCAAGTTCATCTTCACCAACAGTCGCTTGTTCTTGTGTCTGAACAGTAGGTTGCTCTGCACTAGCCATGCGTGGGCCTAATCGAGCAGTAGTTCCAACCATCCATCGTGCGACAGGATTGGAATTCTCCATCTTTGTCAAATCTGACAGAACTTTTTCAGACCTTGGGCTTAGAGCTGCAGTCTTCAAGAATTGAGCGCCTTCAGGAGTAAGCAAAGCCTTCATCAACTGGTCTTCATTCAAACCGCCCTTGCTAAAGGAATTGACAATGTCCAAGCCAAGTTGACCAACCTTAGATGTTGCATAACCACCCGCAGCACCCAAAACAGCAGATGCTTCACGAACAGTCTCGCCACCAATAATCGGAGGGATTGTTGGCTGACTAACACTCATCTTCCTGGTCATCAATTCAGCATCTTTCATGCGACTGCCAAACTCTGACGCATTAGTACCCAAAGCAGTAACCAAAGCATCCTTGTCTACAGTATTAAGACCACGCCAGTTCTTAGCCATCAACTCTAGGTTAACAGTCTCTACGCCAGTAGCATTTGGTGTTCTAGCCTTGCTTACAAAGTCATCAAATATTTGCTTGTCAAGGACAGATAAAGCAGCAGCATCGGTGTTATCAATCCAAGAGCGCATTGATGCCCTTTGATTAGGAGTCAATGCTTTGTAAGTAACCAAAAGTTCTTCAGGAGACACTTCTGCAAGTGTTTTGTTTTGCAGATAAGCTGGCATACCCTGAGAGATTGCCTCACGATAAGCGGTGCTTGACTTCTCAACACGATTACGGGCTTCAGACAATAGGTTCAAAGCCGCCTTATCATTGCCTGACGATGTTTTAATAGCGTTTCTCAAATCGTCTTTCATGCCACCAAAAATAGCAGTAGAGATAATTCGTTCATCAGAGATAGACAAGTCTTTAATCAAGTTGTCGCCAGCCGATGCTTTCTTGCCAAACTCAGACAAAACACCCTGAACTTGCTCAACAGTGCGCTTGTTTGTCATCTCAATAGGGCCAGTAGCACCCCTTAAAGCAACTTGCTCTGGGTTAACAGGAACTTCTGTAACCAAACGCTCCCTAATATTTCGCAGTACCTGAACAGCACGATCCGCATTTGGTGTTGTTTGTGCAGAATACCTAGCAACTAGATTGTCAATGTTTGCCAATGTGGTAGATGGGTCAACCAAAGGAAGGTTTGCACCATAACCTTTCGCCTTCTCAAATAAACCAGTAGATTTACTGTCTCTAATGGCTTCAAGTTTGTTTTGAATGCCCTGAATAACACCAGTTTTTGCCTGTTCTTGTGTCAAAGCAGCGGCTTTAGGCTCAATACCCAATACGGCTTTCTTTGCAGCACCTTCATTCAAAGCAGTAACAAGTTCTAGATACTTTGGAGACCGAGAAAGTCTTGCAATGTCAGCGGCAATAACAGGGTCAGATGATGCCTGACCACGCAACATAAACTCATCAAAGATGTTCTTATCGCCTTCAGGAAGCAACTTCTTGTATTCATTGATTTTGTCTTGCTGACCTTTGGCGCTATAACCACGAACACCGCCCACAACCAAGTATGGCAAGGTTTGCATGGTTAACTGAGCCATAGGGCTTTCAGGGGCAACTTGTTGAGACAATAAACCCAAAGTACCTGCCGTAGTGAATTCAGCACCCGCAGTTCTAGCAGGAGTTGCTAATCTAAACAGACTACTGCCTGGCGCTACTGCCGACATTACTGCCGCAGGGCCACCAGCCTGACCCATTTGGTACAGACCTTTGTAGCCCTCAATTTTCATCAAGTCAGGGCCACCAACATTGTTGATAGCGTTTATCAAACCAATGCTAGACAAAGGATTTGGTTGTTTACTTTCTTTGATGTAATCGTAAAGGTTGCCCCAACCGCCAACAACGTCAATAACACCCTTAGTAGAGCCTTTTAAAAGAGATGTAACAGCCCTTTTAACCTCTTCTAGAGTAGTTGTTTCTTCAGGTTCTTCAAGAACACTACGAACACCACCAGTAACACGACCAGAGCGTCTTTCTCTTTCAGCAATTAGTTCTGCTAATGAATCAGCCATGCTTTACCTCTTATCGTGGTTGTTGAGCTTGTGCGGCTCGAATTTTTGCATCAAGTTGCTCATTTGTTAAGCCAGAATAAGGTCTTGGCTGAGTAGGTGCAACAGACATTGGAATCTTAGGCTCAAAGCCTTTTAGACCATTTTTATCACGGGCATAATTTTCAAGCCTAATTGACTCTTTAACAATCTCTTGATTCTTGTTCTGCATGAAAGAAATAAGTTGTCTACGAGCGTTAGGATTTGTTTCAAGTTGAGGAATAAGCCCCTGAATGAACTCACGATCCGCATTAGAGAATCCAGAACCCAACTTGCCACCAAGTGTTTGCAAGATAACATCACCCGCAACTTTTTGGTATTCCTGACTAGATACAAGTTTATTGGTATCAGAAGGAGCAGCCAAACCAAGTGTTACCAACAAATTGGTAGCACCAACACGACCTGTCGCAAATTGTCCCGTAATCAATTGATTGTCAGGCAATGAAGCAAGTTTGTTCAGTGAGTTGATTGTAGAAACAGCCGTATCACGCACTGTAATAGCCGCATCAACACGATCAGCGTCTTTTTTGCCAAGTTGTTTTACAAACTCAGACTCACCTGCTGGCAATGTAACGCCACCAACTTTAGTTTCAGATGTTTTTCTATCAACACCGCCTGTAAATGGCACACGAACTTGTTTACCAGTTTCATCTTTCTTGTAGATAAACTGTTGGTCATTATTTACATCTAAGTAAACAGGCTCTCTAGTACTTTCTGCAACACCAATTTCTTTGATGTTTGCCGATGTTGGTTTTTCTGGTTTTTCATATAAAACTAAATCTGCGGGCAATCCAGTTCTTTGATACTCCGCAAGACTTGCAGGAGTATATTTACCTGATTCCACTAATTTCTGAAATGGATCAGCTTGGACTCGCTCACGACCTGCTTGAGCCATAGAAGCCGCTGCAGCTGCCCGTCTTTGTTGTGCTTGAGCCATCTCACTTTGTGCTTGACGAGCATATTGAGCCAGAGCCATAGCACCTTGTTGATCGCCCATTTGTGCCAACATCTGAGCGCCTTGTAGGATTGACTCAGGGTTAGTCTGGTCTATCTGTTGGGCAATAGTGTTTCTAGCACTAATCATCTTTAGTTGTGGGTCTTCAATACCCATAGCACCCGCAATACCACGACCTAGTTGACCAACACTAGCTTGAAGTCCCGCTTGAGCCGCAGCACCAGGCGAGAGTTGAGCCAATGCAATGCCACGATTTAAGTCTTGACCATATTGTTGGTTTTGATACATTTGTGGAGTCATACCAAACAGACCCGCTACGATATTTTCTGCCATGATGATTCCTTACAAGAATAAACCGAGGTCTTGATTACCATAGGCTAGACCAGTTCCAAAGCCTGATGAACCTAAACCAGTTCCACTAAATGCTGATTGGAGTCCTCCACCGAGCAATCCACCTATTGCTGAACCAAACTGAGCATTAGGATTACCTGCCGCAATCAAACTTTGAGCCAACAAGTTTCTTGTTGCATCAGCACTTGTTGCCAAGCCAGCACTCAATCTAGCACCCTCTAAACCATATTGACCCACTCTTGCACCTGCTGCAGATGTTTGTTGAGCAAGAGCATTACTCATGTTAAATGGTTGTTGTCCTGCGGCTTCCAAAGCCTGAACTTGGTTCATTGCAGTCGTGTAAGGAGCATAAGCAGCTTGTTGACCACTATAGTACTGGCCCATTGTCTGAGCACCTTGACCAAGCAATCCTGCACCAAAAGCAACCTGTTGTTGACCTGCTTGTTGAGCATTAGCCGCCAATTGAGCCTCTTGTTGCGCTCTAGCGTTGTACAAAGCCTGTAGTTCAGGAGTTGTAGCACCCATAGTGCCGCCTTGAGCAACAGCTAAACCACCACGACCTTGTTGTTGCAGTCTGTTTTGCAGATTAGCTAACTCTAACTCTCTGCCTGGTTGCAACAAAGCCATCTGCTGATTGAGATAGTTCTGTGCAACAGATTCAGGAGATTGAGCAATGTACTGATTGCCAAGGTTAAACAAGTTCTGAGCGCCTGTTTGCAAAGGAGCAAATTGAGCTTGTGCTTGTTCAGCTTGAGTCAATCCCGCATTAGACAAAGCCATGAACCTGTCTTGTTGAGCTTTAGCTTCAGGGCTTAGTGTGTACCCTGCGCTTGTTAACTGACCTGTTACTGGATCAGTTTGGAACTGTGAAGTGCCAAAGCGAGTAGTCATGCCAACAGGTCTGAAAGCAGCAGATGCTTTAGCGGCAGCAGTTTCAGCATCAATTCGGGCTTGCGCTCTTTGAGCCGCCTCCCTAGACTCCTGCATCTGAAGCAAATTACCTGCTGTTCCTAATCCACCAGTAAACAGATTAGAAAGGTTTGTCCCACCACCAAGTAGACTATTTACTGCGGTTGTTACACCTGCATTAACAAGTGGTGTTGTAATTGATGGTGGAAGACCGCCTGTAGGAGGAATTACTGGAGGAACACCTGTAGGAGGAACAACAGGAGGAACACCACCAGTAGGAATTGTAGGGGGAATAATTGTTGTTGGGAAAAGTGCCGCATCTGCCGCTAATTTAGCTGCTACAGAATCAGCAGTAATACCACCTGCCGCACCCGTCAGAAGACCACTACCACCCGTTAGATTTGTTAGTGTTGGTACAGCCGCACCAGTAGTCAAAGCAGCAGCCAAAGTTTCAGCACCAAGAGTACCACCAGCCCCACCCAAAGCAAGATCAAGTTGAGCCAACTCAGCCATTGTTAGACCAGTAGTGCCAACAGTACCTGCAACTGCGCCCGCTGTTCCTGCCGCTGCCGCAAACTCTGCCGCTGACAAACCTAATGCTGACGCTTCTGCTGCCGTTAGACCTAATCCTGCGGCTTCTGCGGCTGTTAAACCTGCTGCGGCTGATCCTCCTAAACCACCTAACAAACCTGCGGCATCTAAACCAAAGTAAGCAGCTCCAAGAATTAAGGCAGGTTTTACCCAACTAGGCACATCAGAACTTGATGCTCCAGTAGTGTAGAAAAGAGGCTTTCCTTGTGCATCAAACTCAACTCGGTAGCCTGTGTTTCCTTTGCCTGAGAAAGTGCCACCAAAGGCATTGCCAGTTTGACGCTCTGAATAAGTATTAGGAACTTCTTGACCAGTTACTTTATTTCCATAAGTTGTTACAACAGATTCATTACCATTCTCATCAACAACTGTCTTTTGTATCTGACCAAATTGGGTTACATCGGTAATACCAATGCCAGCCAAAATATTAGCCATGTCAGCAGCATTAGCTTGTGGCGATCCTTTGCCTTCGCCTGTCCACTTATCAGTAGTTCCTTGACCAAGAATCTGCTGAGTTAGGTTTGCAACTATTGATTCAGTTGTTGGGGCAGGAGGAGGAGGCACAGAAGCCGCAACAGTAGTTACTGGAAGACCTGTAGCAACAGACTCAGCAACAAGTTTAGGGGCTAAAACTGCTTGTTGTGCAGGAGGAGCAGATGCTAAAACACTCTGGACAGACTGCATGAATGATGCTTGTTCAGCAGCGTCAACAGAATTTCCAAAGGCACTTTGCCAGAAAGCCAAACCTTCAGCATCAGGCTGACGACCTAAAATCTGGGTATAAAGTTGTTCTACAGTTGTAGCCATGATTACTCCTTATTGTGGCGCATCAGGCCAAGTAATAGTCCAAGGGAAACCTGTCTGCGTAGTGACATCACGCAAGGCTTGACGATAGGTAGCCCATACTGCTTTGTCAACAGGAGCATCTGCTACTTGTGTCCAATCACAGTCTTTTAGTTTCTCATCCCTTGAAGCACGAACACTCTTAGCCTGTTCAGCATCTTTAGTGGCTTTGTAGGCAGTTTCATGCTCAAGGGCTGTAGTTGTTACGCCATCGACAGTAGTATCTGTAAACACAGGGCCAAGGATATATTTTGTGTACCACTTACCATCTACTTGCTCAACACCATTGGCTTGAGAGTATTGGTAAACAGTACCGCCTGTTGCCTGTGCGCCTTCAAAGACTACATCAGCACCCAAAGCCGTTAAGACTTCAGTTGTTGTTATGTCCCATGATGGGCCACCATTGGCTTTTGTGTATGCACGAAATTCTGCTTCGTACATGACTTGCCCTGTTTGTGTTCTGATTTGCATTTTAATTACCTCAAGCAATTGCTAAAAATATGTATGTTGCGCTACTGGTGTTGGCATTAGAACCAGACACCTCGTTAACAACAAAACCTGTGCTGTCTGTGTCTAACCAATCTTCGCCAGTGACTTCTGAATTTGTGTTATTTAATTCAAGGTAGGGGTCATTTCCAGAAACAATCCCTCGTGCTGAATCTGACACCATCCAGTCGCCAGTTGAATCTGTACGCTTTATAAGCACAAATCTAGCACCGCCTGTGAAGCCACAGTTAATTGTTTGTGATGAGCCATTTCCTGTATATGTACCGACTTTGGAAACACCAGCGCAAGTTGCAAATAGGTAGGCAACATAAGTAGTACCAGACCCATTTATTACTGAATTACTTGCAACTTGAAAAGTAGTAGATGAAGCATATGGGGACGGAAATATCCCTCCGTACCAACCAAATGATTTATTACCATTTAAAATGGCTTGTGCGTTTTGGGCTACTCCGTTATTTTTTGCATAAACTATCCAATCACCCGAAACTGATCGTTGCTTTGCGATAATCAATTCTGGTTCAACATTAAGATTATGCGTAATGGATCGGCCATTGATTCCATCCCCTATCCAACAAACCTCATCAAAGAAGCTGGGGGCACGTCTGAAAGCCCAGTTTGCGTAAGTCAATGTAGAGTAATTAACGCTTCCACTTGTGTCAGTTCCCAATACAAAATTAGTATTGTTCATTGAAAGCATTTCATCTGTAGGAGATGTTTCTGCGCTTGTGCCATCACTCCTTAATCGTTTTGTAAAACCTCTTAATCTATCAAACCAAAAAGCAGCATCTCCACCACGACCTTGAATAGTTACTAAGTCAGGAGCAAATCCTGTTGTTACTATTGCAGTTGCACCAGTTCCAGTTCTTGCAATAGGAGCAAACACACTCGTCCCCACAGTTGGCACTTTCATTGGGCCTCTACGAATGGCTATGTAGATAATAGATAATCCATTGCCGTATCCAGAAACAGTAAACCCTGTTGCAGTAGGAGTAATTGTTCCCCCTGTTGATTCCGCATCTGAGAGGTTTGGGCGTAATAAGTTAGCCGCAGCACTAACTGTCATTCCACGCATCACATCTGAAATAAACCAGTTACCAGCAGCATCTGTTCTTTTTTGCAATGTCCACTGAGGCTCATAACCAAGACTTACAGTTGCATTACCACTAGCATCAGTAGTAAACGACCCACACGAAATCACATTGTCTGTACCAGTTAGGCCAAAGCCTCCTGCGTCATGGGCGAATAGGTAGGCTACATAGGTGTCACCAGAAGCATTAACACTTGAATCAGTACCAAGACTAAAAACTGTGCTTGTTGGTGTTGTGCTGTTCCATCTTGTTGTGCCAGTTGCTTTTGCGGCTGTATCATTTAAAACAAGATATTCTGTGTTTGCTAATGAACGATGGTAAACCTGCCAATTAATAAATGTGTTTCTTCGTTTAACAATAATGCAAGCAGGAACACTTCCAAGGTTGTGTGCAATTGTGCGGTTTGCTCCAGAGCCTGTCCATGTTACAACATCAAAGAACTTTGGCTGTTTGCGGAATGTCCATGAGGCATTATTTGAACCATTAGTTGATGCGTTTTCAGAAGTTCCAATTGAAAAACCATTTGTATTAAAAGCAGTTAAAGTGCCAGTGGTAGTGCTTTCTGCCCCATCACTTTCACTAGAAAGTTGTTTATTAATACCTCGGGCAGTGTCATACAAAGTATTTGAAGTGTCAGCTATTCTAGGTTTAATCCAAACCAACCCACCATTAGTAGACAAATCAATGTTATTGGTTATGGTTTGTGCCGAACCTGTGCCTGTAAATAAGAAGCACGAGAAAACTTCTTCAATATACTGAGGCACAACAGGAACACCACCACCAAAGGCATCGTAACTAGCTGCACCCGAAGTTGCTTGTAATGGCATGGTTTAAGCCTTAAATTGTGTGTTGCTTGCCAAAACTGTGAAAGTCGCACTACCTGTTTTGATAATCAAATATCTGTAGGAATCAATGCCACTAGCATTACCAGCAGTAGGCGCACCACCTAACCACCTAGTAGTGACACCTGATGTAGTGCCATCAACTTGAACAGCAGAATTGTAGTAAGCAGTAGCACCTTGAGTAACCAAGAAAGCCACAGTCATTGATTGACCTGTACTCATCAAAGTATCCAATGAAGTACCGCTAGAGCCTCTGAAGTTAACTGTCCAGTTAGCACTTGCGTTAGAGGTGTAGTACAGAACAGACTGAGTTGTAATGTCGTAGGCAATCGTGCCTGTAGCCGCAGTTGCTGATACTGTAGCAACCTCTGCTGCATCGTTTAAAACAATGGCTGTAGCTGATGATGAACCTGAGAAAGTCTTAGTAGCCGTGAATGTCTGTGCTGTGTTAAGGCTTGCAACATTGGTTAGCGTATTGTCAGCAAAGGTAATTGTCTTGTTTGTCAGGGTTTCAACACCTGTCAAAGTAGCAAAGCCAGAGGCAGTAAATGCCGCCTGAGTCCATGCCGATCCTGTCCACACATACAGAGTATTGACTGAATTGTTCCAGTACAAAGCACCTGTCAACAGAGCATTGCCATCATTGTCAACACTAGGAGCAGAAGACTTAGAACCTAAGTATCTGTCATCAAAAGCATCGTATGAAGCTGCCGCATTGGTTTCACTTGTTGCCGCATTGCTTGCACTTGTAGAAGCATTTGAGGCACTTGTTGATGCGTTTGAAGCGCTTGTAGCCGCATTAGAGGCAGAAGTAGCCGCAGCAGTAGTCGAGCCAAATATCGAATCTATTTCAGTTTTGGTATAAGCATTTGTAATGTTATAGCCAGCAATCGTTGTAGGATTCGTTCCTGCCGTTGCACGACCATAAGTGTCAAAAGTCACAGATTGGTAAGTGCCTGGTGTAACACCAGAAGAAGCCAAATCGATGTTGTCCGAATTGACAACAATACGGCTAGAGGATGCAGTGCCTACATTTAGAGTATTACCTGTCTTTGTAAGACCATCACCCGCAGTAATCTGACCTGCACCTGAGAACTGCGCCCAAGTGATTGATGTGCTTCCCAATGTTCCACCTGCATCTATTGTGCAGATAAAGCCAGAATCAGCGTTAGTTGTGCCTTTTTCAACAAAGGTAAAAGCCGCCACCAACTCAGCATAAGTATCCGCATCTGTTGTGCGTGTCCATGAACCTGTTGCACACAAGTAAATACCATTATTAGAAGCAGTAGATTGGTCTTTAAC